CGCATAATTAGGAATTGGGTTCTTCTTCGGTCTCGTCGTCAATCTCCTCGTCGTCGTCCATGTCATCCTCCGTCTCAGGGACGGGGGCACGGGCCGGGGCGGGGGCAGGGGCCGGAGAAGACGGGGCCTGCATGTTGGAGAAGCGCTGCATGGCCTCCTCGAAGGCCACCTTGCCGGCTGTCGCTTCGATAGTTTCCTTGGCGTAGAGGATGTCCTGCACGAGCTCGGAGAAGGTCTTGCGGAAGTCCACGCCCCGCTTCTTGGCGATCGCGGAGAAGGAAGTCAGGCCAGCCTTGAGGTCCTCGCGGTCATTCGCAGAGTCGCGGCCGTTGTCGATGCTCGGGCTCTGGGGGACGCTGAACTCCACGTCCGCCCAGTTCGGGTCGTCGGGGAGAAGGCCGGCCGCGATGGCCGAACCGATGCGCCACTGCCAGTCGGGGATGAGATAACAGTCGTGAAGCATGCACTGCTTGTCGCCGACGTAGCGGTCAGCCTTGCCGAGCACCATGCGCACCAGCGCCGAACCCGCCTTGCTGCCGTCGTTGACGACCTCGTAGGGTAGGCCACCGCTGGCAATCTGCCGCGAGAGGATGGCGTTGAACATGTCCATGCCCTGGCGCGGGAAGTTAGGCGAAACGCTCTTGAGGTCCTCGCCGGGCTCGAGCACGAGCAGCTTGCCGCCCATCTGCGAACCGATGTTCCCGAAGTCCGACGTGCCCATGCCGTTGAGGTCGGCCTCCATATTTTGGTCAATCGAGCCGCCATTTTTGGTGAGGACAGTGGGGACGTCCGTCACCTGCTTAGTCGCCCTAAGTTCTAGCTGCATGACCTCGACCTGATCCTGCATCGAGTTGAGGGCCTGAGCCATGGGAGGCAGGCCATGCGCCCCGCTCACCCGCTTGAAGTCTGCGATGTGGAGATAGGTGCCGGCGGGCTTAAACTCGAACTGCCCTTCGCCGAACTGCACCCAGATGCCGCGGACCTCGCCGTACTTGCCGATGACGAAGCCGTCCCAAGTCTCGGGTGTCACGTCCTTCGGGGCCGAAGGGCTGATGACGCGGTGGCCCTCGATGAGCTGCATGGTCGCCTTGCCCGTCACCGGGTCGTTAACCTTGAGGGCGAAAATCTCTCCGTCCACCGCCCAGGTATTGATGATGATGCGCTGGAGCTGCTCGCCAGTCTTGCCGGTCACGTCCGCCTTGCGGGTGTCGCGGTAGTAGTAGTCCTCGTACAGGCGGGCCTTGGCCGGGTCGGCCGCTCGGGAGGTCGGGGTGCTTCCGTCGCCGACGACGTACATCGTCATGTCATTTACGTACTGCACCATGCTCGGGTAATTCTTCTCCCCGTAGCGGGCCTTCTGCAGCAGGCTCTGGCGGTCAAACGCGCTGACATCGCGGCGGGCGTCCTGCGGCGTCGAGCCGTACCAGGCACGCCGGGCAAACGACATGCCCGCATTCTGGAAGTTAGAGGACCAGCCCACCTGACTGGCCTTCGGCTTGGGCGCCTCAGCGCTGCCGGCCACGGGGACCTTGACCTCTTTCTTGACGGACTTCTTGGGCATAAATCAGATGATGCGGTTGTCCCAGCGGACGCTGATCACGGACCTGCGGCGCAGGTTCGCATATTGCTGGGGGTCCAGCAAATATAGCGCCTCGTTGGCGTTGGCCAGCATGTCCTTAGGCGGAAGGGCCCACTGTTTCGACACGCTCGAACCGCTGTCAGAGTAGCTGACAATGTTCAAACCCTGGATGATTGCGGAGACAGCCTTGGCCTTGATGGCCAGCAACTCGTCTTCCGTCAGGCCGATAAATAGTCCTTGGGCGCCCATGGTTGGTTCTTAACCTTGGCGGAGAAGTAAAGGGGGACGGACCTGGGGTTCCAAGCACCCGCAGCGCCAAGCCATCAGCGCCACAAACAACAATTCCCCGGTCCGTCCTAGGTCCAAGGTGACGGCCTCCGGCAGGTCGTCAAGCATCCAAGGGTGCCTCTTCGCCGGCGCCGGACCGCCCGACGATGCCCCACCTGACGGCCACAAGCATGGCCATGATCTCGCAGTCCAGGGCGTGGTTGTCCTTCTTGCCCGCCGGCAGGACCCACATCGGTTTACCCGATCGGCTGTCGCGGATACGCACCTCGGCGTTCAGCTGCTCGGCGTAGTCGGCCACCGCGTCCCGTGCGTAGGTGTGCACCTTGCGCACCCGCAGGCCCGAAAGGAGGTCCTTGGCCGCGAGGGCCGAGAAAATCATGAGCCGCGCGCGGTTCGTCTGCCCTGGTACGACCATGGCCTGCACGTCGGAGTAGAAGCGCTTGGTGGTCTGGTTGCCCGACCCCTTCACAGTGAAGTCCTCTTGGCCCGACCCCTTGGAGCATTTCCAGCCACGCTTGGCCGTCTCCGCGTAGATCAGTTGGGTCTGGTCTCCGGAGTCCACAAGCACCATCGCCCGGTGCACGTTCAAGGCCGCGACCATCTTGTCGAGCTCGCCCCAGGTATCGACCTTGGCAAAGGCCATCAGACGCGAGTGCCCGGTCACTGACCACCGCCGGCAGACGAGGTAGAAGTGCCCACGCTGGCAGTCGATGCCGACGCTACGCATGGGGACAGACCCGGCAGGCGCATCCTTGCGCGGCACCACCTTGGCCTTGGGCGTGATCATGGCCTCGTCTTCCCAGTCGTCCGCAAGGCCATAGTCGCTGGCCGTGGCCGACGCCACCATGGTGCCTCCGTCGTCACTCCAGCTAAGGGCGAGGTACTTGGTTTTGAAGATCATGCGCCCAGACTCGTCGCCGTAGGAGTCGCTGGCCTCCTTACTCTTTAGCATGTCCACGCTGAGAGAGCCCCAGCTCGTCGAGGCAAGGGCGTTCACATGCAGGCCCACGTACCCCTTCTTCTGCGCCACGCCCATGGGCACGAACTCCCCTTCGGCGTTGCACTTGTTCCGCGTCTCGTTGGTGTCGGCCAGTCGTGTGCCGCACTTCGCGCACTCGTACGTCGTGCCCTCCTCGACCTTGCGATGGTCCCAACCCGTTTCCGTCCGGGCCGACTCGGGGAAGCGGATGAAGCTCCAGTCGTAAGCCTGCAGATGCCCGCAGCACGGCGCCTTGAAGTGCCATTCGCGGCGGTCAGTCATCTCGACCAGGTTGTGGAAGTCGTCCCCGACCAGACCGGGCTGGCTCGCGTAGAGTTTCTTGCTCGTCCACTCGTACGCTTTCGTGCGGGCCATAGACTCGCCCACCGCCCCACGCGGCCACTTCCATATCTCGTCCCCGAAAACGTACCGCGTCGAGATGCGCTGCAGGTCCTTCTCCGTCGATGCGCTGTTGTTGTAAACGATGGTCCCGTCCGCGAAGTCAATCGTGTCGCTCTTCGCGTTGTCGTGCACGCTCAGTTGCTCACGCACCGCTGGCACCACGTTAAAGATGGGCCGCAGGTATCGCAGGGTGAAGTCCTTTGCGTTCTCCTGGTTGTCCATGTAGATGACCATGTTGCCGCGATCATTGGCCATCAGGTAGGTGGCCGCCAAGCGCATGGTCAGGGTCTTGCCGCACTGGATTGCCCAGGGCATCGCCAGCACCCGCGTCGAAGGCTCGAGGAAGATGCGCAGCGCATGCCCGACCCACGGCCAGCGGTCCGGCCTGTACCCGCCCTTGAACGGCGAGTCGGGAATGTGCGTGACGTTGCGGGCGCACCACGCCACCGGGTCGGCGTTGTCGGGCGGCGTCAGCACCGAACGCCCGATGGCCAGCAGGTCCGCACTGTTCACTTCGTGCCGGCCTCCAGCGCCTTGGACAGATCGGCCCGGGCAGAACGTGCCCACTCACGCAAAGCCGCGTGCGCCGTCGGCGGATCGTTGGGGTTTGCCTTGTCGCCGGCCTCGACATCTAGCTTGTCAAACTTGGCAAGCACTTCGCCCATCAGCTCGACCATGGCCTGCTTCGCGTCGTCGGCCTTGATGTAGTCGCGGGCCAGTAGTGCGCGGCGCTCCTGCTCTTCCTCCAGATTGATGAGCGTCTTCAGGCTCTGGTTGTACGCGGTCTGGTACTTGCCCTGGTTCGGGTCGCCGGTCTCCATGGCCGCCTCCCAGACGCCGCGAGCGCGCCCGACCAAACCTCGGTGCTCGTCGATAGTGTCGGCCAGAGAGCCGTCATCTAACTCGGGCACCTTGGCCTTCGGGGCTCCACGCCGGCGAGCGGCCGCCCGCTCCTCGCGCCAAGCCTGGGCCGCTTCGAGCGAAGTGTCGGGCATGCCGTCCTTGATCAGGATGCTGACGCGCTGCGCAGTCACGCCGAGCCCGGCGGCCAAGTCTTTGAGCTTCATTTGCGGGGGTTCTTCCTAAATCCAAGGTTTTTGCACTTCCTGCTCTTTAAAAAAGAGGGGGGTGCTGGCGCCA